TATGGAGATGCTTCATGAGAAATTTGTGAAACCACTTCGAGAAGATATTGAGCACGTCAGTTTGGATATGGCAATAAATGGATTGGATATAGATCATTATGAGTGTCTAAATATGGAATCCTCACCAGGATTTCCTTATGTTAAAGATAGGCGTAGTGGAGATAAAGGAAAGAAGTTCCTATTTACTCAACTTCATAATGATGGCGAACGAACTAATTATAAAGCTAAACCTATGCTCGTAAATGATATAGTAAAGAGACTTTTAACTATGTTGAAAAGAATTTTACCTTTTACAGTGTGGGTTCATTGTTTGAAAGATGAGCGCCGTATGATGAAGAAGATATGGGAAATGGCTACACGAATTTTCACTATGGGTCCGGTTGATTTGACATTGCTTGGACGTATGTTAACAATGGATTTTGTCGCCGCTTATATGGCTGCCAAAGGTAATTTTTACTCAATGGTAGGCATTGATATTTCATCTCCGGAATGGACTAAATTATACAATCGTTTACGATCGGTTGGTATTAAAGGTGGTGATGGAGATTATTCTAAATATGATGGTATACTAGATCCTGATCTTATGTATGCTGCTATGCGTTTGATCGCTAAGTGGTATGACAAATATGCTCCACATGGAACATATTTAGATTTTTATGGGCATGAGATTTTTATCACATCTAAACAAAGATCATTTATCTTACACTTGTTTGCTGTTGAATTCGTTCACAGTATTCAATTAGTGTTGGATATTTTACATCAGAAGGCCCAAGGAAACCCTTCAGGTAACTGGTTGACAGTTATATTAAATACAATTGTGGGAGAATTTTTGTTAATACTTTCATTTTTGGATATCGCCCAAGACACCGGGCGTTATGAATACTTCTCCGTTGAAGCTTATTTAGAGAATATACGAGATGCGATTTTTGGTGACGACAATATGTTTTGTGCTACTCCAGCAGTTTTGGAATGGTTTAATCCGTTATCACTGAGTGTTAAGCTCGCTGAATATGGAATAACCTATACCACTGCTGATAAATCAGGCGCAGACCAAAGTGAAAAGAGTGTGGATGACCTCCGCTTCTTAAAATGTGGATTCCGACCACACGAAAAATACCCGGAAAAGAAAATGGCGAATATTGATACTGATTCGATATTTGAACTGACAAATTGGATACGTGAGTGTCCTGATGAGTTGGAACAAACGAGGGTTCAGCTTCATGAAGCGTTGCGATTTTCTTACTATCATGGAAAGATGTTTTATGACGAGATGAGAGTGCGGATCAATGATGCAATCGACCAAGCTGGAGTAGATATACAAAAGTTTGGAGACGAGTATGAGTTGTTAGATGCTGTGTTTCTAAGTAAATTTTTCTAGATTGGAGTGTTGTAGAG